CATGATCTGTCAGCAGTTAAATCGTATGTAGTACCATTTATAGTTAACGTTCTTGCATTTGTTACAGGTGTATATCCTAAAGCCGTTGTAACGTTAGCACTTGTAATACCACTAATAAAACCACTTGGATTTGTAGAATTATATGGAGTAAAACCTAAAGCCGTTGTTACATCTGCTGAAAGTAGGCTAATTGCCCCTGTTCTTGTGTTAAAGGAAGTTACTCCACCTTGATATTGTGGAATGTTAAATACTCCAGTTGTGCTATTATATGTTGCAGCACCACTCGTTCCAGTAGTTGTTAAACTTATGGCACTTCTTGATCTTGCATTAGTAAAATATAAGTTAGAGCCTTCAGTAACTAAAGAAGTATTATAATCACCATTTAACGCTAATACTGCACCAGTTCTACCAAATACAGATGAAACAGTTGAAGGTAATGGATATGCACCAGCTGGTGCTTCGACAACAATTATTTGCTCTGTTACATTTATATCTATTGTTGATTGATTTATAGTTATTTCTGTACTCATTATAATTTGGTTATATCTTCGTAAACAATAAAGTTACCCCATATAAAAGTTTTTTCGTTACCATTAGCAAATAGTACTGTCATATCATAAACGTAACTACCAGCAGCAATATCAATACCATAATTAATAGTAATTTGATTATTATTTGCTCCTCCAACTGTAATTGCACCATTAGTTTCAGTTAAAGTTAACAATGCAGTATCGCTATTAGGTCTTTGACGAACTTGTATTTCTACCTCTGCACCGACTAAACTTATAGGCACAGTATTAGCAGTTAATAAGAACACTTGACTCCAAGTATCATTTCTCCATATCTGGATGTTATAATTTGCTGGTCTAAAGTCACCATTTGATTGAATACAAGACATTTCTTTATTTTTTACAAATTTACTTAATTATTTGTTTATTTAAATTTATCATTTATTATGGACAACTTCCGTTGCCCATTTCTATTGTTATACTAGGATAATAGCCATTAGTAATTTGACCTCCAAAAGTCCTACTTGAACCAGCCGTTTGAATACAATTTACATTCAATTTAGTGTCAGTTACTTTTACATAATCACCACTAGCCGTATTATAAAAAACAACAATCGTATAAGTTCCAAGTTGATTTGTTATTCCATTACCACTATTTCCAGCAATTATAGGAAATGTTACATCAGTAATAGCCACACCATTAATAGTTACGTTAGTAATGTTAGCTGTAGTGGTATTATTATTAATATCTACTCCAGTTTGTGTTCTTCCTTGTGAAGACATAATTATCCCCTGTTTTACTAATTTCATTATACTACTATATTACCTATTATATACCATTCATTAGTTGCTCTTTTTACTAAAGTAACCCCTGTATATCTATTAGCTATTGTATATGCATTATCCTTACTTACTATTGTAACACCACTTGCAACCGCTATTGATGTGACACCACCGCCATATTGCATAACAGTTATTTCAGTTCCAATAGGGAAAGCTACACTTGCATTAGTAGGAATAGTTACTGTATTAGCACTACCAACGTTCATTTCAATAATCTTACTTGCATCACTTAATACTAAAGTATAACTACTTGTTTGAGCGTTGTAAACATTATAATTAGTCAATAATCCTAGTACTAACGCAGTAGAATTAAAAGTAACTGCATTACTTAGTTGAACTGCACCTGTTACTCTTAGAGTAGAACCGCTATTGTCAACTAATACATCTCCAGCGCCACTTGAACCTTTAAAGTTAAAAAAGTTAGCATAAGCCATAGATATAGAACCATTAACTTGTAGCTTATATCCAGAACCAACATCTGTTGTAGTACCTATTAATAAACTTCCATCACTTGTAATACGCATTCGTTCGCTTGCACTACCTGCTCTAAATATTATTGGACTTGATGATGCATTATTAGTAATATATAATTCACCTGCTAAATTTTCAAATTGACCAAATGTTCCTTGTAAAAATATATTTGCTTGATTATTTGAACTTATAACTTTTGTTGTTATTTGACCACTTCCTGAAACTACTAATTTAGAATCAGGAGAGTTCGTTCCTATTCCAACTGAACCATTGCCTGTAATAGCCATTAAAGTATTGCCACCCCCTGTACCATTTCTAAACAAAAAATTACCTGTATTTCCCGTTCCTCTATGGTCAAAAAATAATGTTGAAGTAGTTAATTGATTAGTAAAAATACCAAGTTGTCCTGCACTTGCAGTATTAGTAAATTCAATTTCACCTTGTGTAAATGTTGAACCACCACTTATTCTTAAAGCAGCTCCTGTAGTTACACTACTTAAAAATGATGCTGCACCTACACCATTAAAAGATAATACTGCACCTGCATATCCACTACGAATTTGCATTGTATTAGTACCTACTGCATTAGTATCATAAGTTAAATAACCATTAGCAGTAAATCTTAAATCAGTAGATTGAACACTACTTGAGAATGTAGCACTACCATTAACTTGTAATTTAGCACCATTATCAGTTGTTGTTCCTATTAATACATTACCACCGCTTGCAATTTGCATTCTTTGATTACTTGCAGTATAAAATGTTAAATTACCTGTAGCTAATATTCTTTGGTCAACAGAACTTAAAGTTAAAAATCTTAAATTATTTGTTCCGCTATTATTTAAATCAAGAAAACTACCATTACTAGAGTTATCAATAGTTAATGAAGTAAATCCTGCTATTGTTGTTATACTGCCTCCAACTCCAACATTACCACTAAATGTAGCACTTGTTCCACTTAAAGGACCTGTAAGTGTACCACCAGCTAAAGCTAAGTAAGTACCAGATACGGCAGAAATTGCAGAAGAACCAAATACACCTAAAGTACCATCCCCTTTTATATAATCAGTAGCTGAACCAGCACCAGCTAATGTTAAAGTTCCTGTACTTGTTACTGGTGAACCAGATACAGAAAAAGCAGAAGGAGCAGCAAGACCAACCGAAGTTACTGTACCACTTCCACCACCAGCTTTTTGCCATACAGTTCCAGAATAAATTACTGTGTTACCAGCAAGAAAAACTATTCCATTCCAAGTACCACCTGTACTAACCAAATAATAATCTCCAGCCGTTCCTACGCCATCCGCAATAGTTGGTGTATTCGTAGAAGCATTCCAAGTTCCCTTGTAAGATGACCCCATTGTAGGCAATTGAGCAGCTGGAACTTTACCATCTCCGCCTAATGTAGCCACACCATTTGCAGTACCTAAAGGAACAGATGTTACCACACCAGCAGTTGCCGTTAATGCTCCTGTTAATGTCCTAATTTTAGCTTCTCCAGTTATTTGTAATTGACTCATAATATTTTATTGAAATAATGCTCTTATATATTCTCCAGCTACTAAAACTCTAGCAAAAGATAACACTCCAGTTGAACTTACAAATTTAACATCATCTCCTGTTGGAGTTCCACTTGTTAAAATGTTTTGTGCATCTACGCCACCTCTTGACACATAAAGACAAGTATATCCAATTGTGTCAGCAAAAGTAATTGATGTTTCTCCACCTGTTGCCGTATAACCTTTAGTTTTAACAGGATTTGAACCAACTACTATAACTCCGCTTGGGTCTACACTTGTACCAGTTATTCCATAAGCACCGCTACCTTGTAAACTTACATTATATGTAGCCACATCTTTATAAGGTGCGCTCATAGAAATACTTGATATATTACAATTTCCACTAATGACCACTAAGCCATCTGCTCCGTTATCTACCACAAATTTAATTTGAATCGGTTCTCTTGCCAATTGCTTATTTAACATAAATAGATATGAAAAACCTGTCAATGTAACCAACCCATCGCAAGTAACTGTGTAGTTAGCTATATCGTTCTTATATTCTCTAAACCAAGCACTTGTTTGGCTTGTTACCTCTTTTTGATCTACTGTTACGCTAAAAGTACAATTTGTACTACACGCAAAAGCCACATCCGTATTATCGCTTGTTCTATGCCAATAAAGCATTACGTTTTTTCCTATTACTGCTGCCATATTACAAATTTACGCATTATTAAAATATCTTTTAGGAGTTTCTATTGTAACATCGCCAACATATAAAACAGTTACAGTAGATGCATTGTCAACCATTGTAATCTCTAAAAGTTGTATTTGACTTGTTTCATTCATAAAAGGATTAGATGTAAGCCTATTTATTAAAAACTTTTTACCATTATAAGATAAAGCATTAGTGCTAGAATCTTGAATAGTATAAGTTTTGTCAAGATATATGAATCCATTTGTGCCTTTTATTGTACCTAAATCTCCTTCTAATGTAGCTATATTTTTACTTAATAAATTAGAATATTGTCTCATTATCAATTCAGCTAACATTGTAAATGCCTCTGGTGGAAATCCATATCTATACCAATCAGTTAAAAATACTCCACTAGAATCAAAAAATAAACCTACATTATTTCTAATTGGTGATGAATCTCTATCTGGATATACAGTACCATAAGGAATATCTATATTTGTTGCAATTTGTGAAGTATTACCAATATTTCTTGTAATTATAACTTCTTTTATTGAACCATCTGATTGAGTTAATTTAACATTTCTAATATATCCTCCAACAGCACCATTTGCCACCTCAAATTTCACTCCTATTAACCCTTCTATAACTAAACTTAACGATTGTGAATAACCCATTGGAATATCTATACTATTAGTTACGTATGTATTATATGAACTATATGTTATATCTCTAAAACTAGATGTAGTACTCCAAGTATTATCACTCTTTAAATAATAAGTTGTACCACCTATAAATGCAGTAATATATACTCTTACTTTATCTCCAGCATTTGATCCTTGTAATTCAAAAGATAATGAAGCACTATTACCATACATTTTTGGTAAATAAGTATATGAAGTTGGTAATGCAAAATAATTTTGTATATAAGCCGTTCCACCTCCTAAATAAAATAATTCATATCTATTTGATTGTTCTTGTGGCAAAACAACTAAAGTTGCTCTTGATGGTGATACCTCATATTCTAGCCACCCATTTGCTCTTAGTGATGAACCAGAACCTGTTGTATATTTAAAAGTTCCATTATAAATATAGTTTGAAGCAAAATCAAAAGGTAAAGTAGATTGAATTGTAGGATAGCCTTTTCTAATTATTTTAGTTTGGCTATTATTTGTAAAATGAATGTTACCAGATTCATAAGGTTGAATGTTAATTATATTAGATAATACTCCATTACCACTTACAGTTGGTGTATTTTCAACAACATATCTTGTATAATATATAGTTTCAGCTTGTTGATTCATTGGTAAAATATACCAATTGCCATTAGCTTGAAATAACCTACAACCAAAAGATTTAATAATATTATCTAAAATAGTATAATAATCTAATTTATAAAAATCTCTATTGTATTGATAAGTTTGAGTAAATGGTTCATCTCCTCCAGCATCTCCTCTATCAAACATCCCACTTGCATAATAAGAACAACAAGCATAAATAAATAATGTATTTGGATATGATAATGCATTTAAAGAAGTTCCAATTATATCTATTAACTTAATTAATGAATTTGTATTAATATCACCATCGTAATAAATATATCTTAGAAAAGATAATCCATCAATACAATAAATTGTAACCTCTTGATTACCTGTTGTATAAGGAACGTTTACATAATCATTTAGCAAATAACCTCTCCATTGTATTACACTATTAACAACCAACTCAACATAATATTTTGTTTGGTCAAAGTTTAATAAATCTGGAAAATTATCATAATCATTTTGGCTAGAAATTAAAAAAGAAACGTTTAATTGAGAAGATAAAATTGTTGCTATTGGGTCTTCATTTGATGAATTTGGCACTAATGTAACATTTGTTCCAGTATATGGAGTTACAGTTGAACCAACATAACTTTTTTCGTATATCTTAACTATTAAAGATGTTTCATCTCTAAGTTGTTGTGTTATAGTATATCTAAGTCCGTATGCCATTATGCTAAACTAATATTTTGTCCTTTAAGATTAGATGCTTTTTGCGCTCTATTTGTAGCTAATAATAAATCTTGTCCTCGTAATACAAATCCACCTCCATCATTAGAAGCACCAAATGGACTAAAGTTTGTAAAACCACCTCCACCACCACCCATTGTTGGTATTCCTAAAGCACTCATAACTGCTTTAAATATTAAAGCCTTAACAATCATAGATGTCAATTGAATAATTATTTGCTTAAATGAATCTTCTAATGCTTTTCCTATGTTTTCACCATTAAGCATTGCTTGAAACATTGCATCAAAAGCTGGTGTCAATGTATCAGTTATTGTATTAGCTAATTTTAATTGTTCATTATAGGACTTTAAAGCATCTTTATTTTTAATAGTTTGTTGAGCCAAGTAAGCGTTTAAAAATGCTGGATTCTTATCTGATACCTTTTGCTTAGCTGCTGGTGCATCTATAAATGTTCTTAATACAGGTGTTGCAGTTCTTCTTTCTGCTCTACTAGGATGAACTGAATGTTCATAATCATAGATCATTTTTTTAATATCGTTAGACAATCCAACAACTTCACTTCTTTGTTCTTTTACTGATTTGCCAAAATTCTGGAATGGATTCTTTGTATCTAAAGAAAGAGTATTATATAATTGATTGTTTAAATCTATAATTCCATTTTTTAATCCTATTGCTTCTTCTCTAGCTTTTTTATTTTCATCTTTAGCGTTAGATATTGCAAGTTGATAACCAATTGCAACACCAGTAACACCTTGATAAGCATTTTTTTGTTTTTCTAAATTATCGTAATAATCTCTTCCAGTTTGTACTATCTTCTTATTTGCTTCACTTAAAGCAACAGTTTTATTAGCAATTTCATCAACATATTTTGCTGCTATTGCTTGATTAACTAATGACTTTGTGTATAAATCAACTGCCACTCTAGCTTGGTCAACAGTTGTAATTGTTGAAGCATAAGCACTATTTACTTTTGCTAATTCATTAACAACTGCTTTAAATGCCTCTGCTCTTTTTTGTTCACTAACATTTGCATTTTCACTTACTGATAGATATGCTTGTAGTTTGATTCCTGTTTCAGTTGCTTGAGCAGTTGCATCGTTTAAACTTTTTGCAAACTTATCTTCTGATTCAGATGCTTTCTTTGTTCCACTTATAAAATCAGCTATTTTAGGACCAAATGCAACAATAATAGATGAAACTGCACCCAAAGCCAATCCAATACCAGCTGGACCCATTAAACCAGCTCCCATAGCCTTTAATGCAGCACCTGTACTACCCGATTCAGCTTTTAACCTTTGAAATGATTCTAATAAAGGGTTTAAGTTATTCGCAATACCAATAAATCCATAAGGAGCATCTTGAGCAACCCTTGATAAGTTTGATAAAGCATAAGTTGCTTGATTACTTGTATTAGGCAACGTTTTAAATGCAGTTCCTAACTTATTTGTTGCGGTAACTGTTTCTTGTATATTTTTAACCGCTTGTTGATTGTCTGCGGTTATGGTAATTTTTAACGTTTCTTGTGCCATTTTATTATTTTACTCCATACAACTTTAATGTCCTTGCCAATTGTTCTTCTGTTAATTTAGGACCATCATCTTCAACTTCATCGGTTGGTAAAGGGAAAAATGATTTTAAACTCTTTGGACTTTTCTCACTTGTATTTACTTTATAAATCAAATAAGCTACCATTCTTGTTCTTTCCCATTCTCTTACTTCCTTGTTTTGATAAGCAGTTTTATATAACAAAAATTCTCGCCACGTCAATTGCCAAAACTCATTAATCGTTAAGCCAACTTCGATAGCGAGAATAATTATTGAGTCCCAACTATAAAACCCTAATTTTTTTTTTCATCCGTGCCTTTCTCTGGATTTAAGTCTGGAGTCATAGAGTCTTGCATATATTTCATAAACTCGACTAATTGTCCTTCTTTTGCCGATAAACCTCCAACTTGATCTATCCATTCGCACACTTCAAATTCTGTAAAGTCAATTGGCTTTTTAAGGCTCTTATATCCACTTTCTGCTGCGGCTTGAACAATGTGTACAATTGTATCTAAATCATAAATACCACCAGATAAAACCTCAATTAGCTGCATTAGATTTTTATTCTCTAATTCGCAAAACCTTTTCATTGCCCAAGTTCCCCACTTTAAGTAGATTGTGTTGTTGTCAGTCTTTAATTCAAACATAGTTTTTTATTTATTATACAGTTTTTGTTTGTGCAATAGGAGGAACTTTAACTACAAATGTTGCAGTAAATTTAACATCATCCTTGTCATCAGAATTTACATTAAAATCACTAATAAATACTAAAGAACCAGCTCCACCATAAGTAACATCACCTGCAACTGGACTTGCTTTACCCATCTTAACAGAGAATAAAGTCTTTGCAGCGTGTGCAGCATATAACTGGTAGTAACTATCTTTAGAAGCAGTTCCTGTTTCATCAATAGCAAAACCTGCACATTCAAAAGATTGAGAAAATGAAGGTGCTGGAGTGTACTCATTACCGCACTTAGAAGTTGCATCTATCGTGTCGTTTGTTGATTTTAAAGAGTTAGCTGTCAAACAAGCCACAGGCTTGAATGCACCATCTCCATCTATGTCAGCTAAGAGGATATAGTCTCTTGCGCTTACTTTTGTTTCTGCCATTTTATTTAATTTTAAATTTGTGTTATATAAATGTTATAAATTATTAATACTCTAAAAACGTTATCTAAAGGGTTTAATCCATCTAAATTTCTTACACTCTCAACGACTAAACTTGTAGCATAAAATCCATTTGACAAAGTAATCTTTGTGTTAGAATTTATTGCGGTCAAGACTAAATCGCTTATAGTTTCAGCACGTTTATACCCAAAGTTAGCATTTTTTGTAATAATATCAACTGTGATTGAAATACTATTTGTATAACCAGATTTGCCTTGTTCTTGGCTTGATGTTCTACCAGTCATTACAATATACTCATTAGATGGTACTTCTGGTGCAAAACCATCATAAACAGACAATCCAGTTGCACTTGACAAATTGGTATAAAACCACTTTTTTATTTCAATATTAGGATTAAGCATCTAATAATTTTTTTAGTCTTTGTATTAATTTTGGCTTCTCTATTTCATACGAAGGTATCAAAAAAGGTTGTGGTCTTATGTTTACTGTCTTAACTCCTCTACCTTTAAATAATATAGCCAAATCTTCATATCCTGCTGGTACACTTACTTGTCCTCCTGTTCCAAACTCAACATAAGCAGAATATTTTGCTCTTGCTTCTACTGAAAATGTCAAATCACCAATAGGAACTAAAATTATTTGATTCCTTAAAAACCCCAAATCAACAGGTGCTAAACGCTTGGCACTATTTTGAATAGTTAAAGCTGAAGCATTTATTTCATTGCCTACTTCTTGCCTTAAATGTTTATCCATTGTATTTAAAGCCTTCTCAACTTCCTTTATTCCTGTTAAATTAAGACCAAATGCCATTACGCTGCTAGTATTATTTCTAAAAATCTATGCTGATTGTCAACATCGTTTATAGAATGAATTGTATATAATTGACCTTCAATACTTACTTTATAATCACTTGTTATGGTTATGCCATATCTAACATAAACCTTAGCATCTTGATAAAATGTCAATTCCGACTCCAATAATGCTCTTGTACTCTTTGCTGGTCTAAAATCACCCCATATTGTCTCTTGCAACGTAAATGCAGTATTATAACCACCTTGTCCATCGCTGGTTCTAGTTGCGACATAAAGTCCTATTCTACGAGTCATTGTAGAAGCGCTAACATCATTAGTTTTCTTTTGACCTATCTTCATATTAAAGTATTGGGCTAGTTCTTGTATATCTTTGACACGCTCTCCAAGCCTTCTGACAAACCGCATAAGAATCGTAATGTTCTACATCTGCTCCTCTATTCTCATAGTCAAAGTTAATTTGATCTAAAATGGCTATTTTAAGCTCTTTAGGGACACAATCGTAACCAGATTGATATGTTGCCTTCAATCCATTATAAAGTGGCAAAACAACAGTAGGAAATTGACCACCAATCAAATTGTAAGTTGGAGGATTTATTTGATTACCATTTGCATCTTGCATATTCAAGAAATACTGAATAGGACCATAAGGTAATTGAAAACTACCACTAGGGTTATTAAACCAAGCAGTTACTGTTCTTGGAACAATGCACAATCCAGTTGCTTTTTCTATTGCCTCTCTTGATTGAGTAATTAAGTCCGTTATAAGAGCATCATCTGTTGTAACTGATACACGGCAATAGTTTTTAGCCTCTTCAAGCGTTACTGGTTCAGTTATTACACCATTATATTCTAAAGTGTAATCAATTAAATAATTATAGAAAGACATAATCTCTTTTTTACAAATTTACGTTAATTATAATAAAAAACCCCCACCTTTTAAAGTGAGGGTAATTTATCTATCTAAACTTTAGAATTATGCATTTAAAGTAGCAAAAATTGCAGAGTTAGGTAACATCAAGTTGATTGCTTCGTAACACTCAATACGAGCAGTTACTAAGTTCTTCTGGAAGTTGTCGCTATCCTCATAAGCAAATTCAATTGCAATACCTTCTACCTCAACTCTCTCGATGTAATCAGCATCAATTACTAATGCCTTATCGTTAGTTACCCAAGTAGCAGAAATTACAGGTACACCCCAAATTGTGATGTCTCCGCCAGTTCCAACTTGTACACTACCAGCACCAACATAGTAACCTGCATTGATTGTGTCAATCAAGATTTTAGCTTGTTGAGCAGGAGAAACTAAAATATAAGAAGGATTGAAGTTTGCAGCCTTTTGGTTTGCGATTAATTGTACTAATTGCTTTAAGTCAACTGTTTCAGTAGTTGTAGTTGTACCAGTTGCAGCACCAGATACAGTTGTAAAAAAGTTAGCATTCTCTGCCTTAAAGAAATCTCTTTGTAACATTCTTGGTAAAGTTTGAGACAAGAATGGTAAAGATTTCATCATTTGCTTAGAGAAACGAGAGAAACCAGCGATGTAAGAGTTTACAATCTTAGTTTCAGTTAAGCTATAATCGTTAGCACCTTTTAATGCACCTTCAGTTTGAGCAGCGATGTTATTAGTTAAACCTGTGTTCTCTTTGTAGAAAGTGTAAAGACCGCTCTCGCTTCTTACAGTTGGTACTAAATCACGGAAGTTTACTAATTGTGCTGGTTGAATAGCTTGACGTAAAGAGTAAGAAGTAACTGGGTTTCCTGTTACGTTACCAGCAATAGTCATTGTCTTTGCTTCTGGCATTTCTAAACGGAACTTACCACCTTTCTTCAAAGTGTTCTCCATTTCTTCCATTCTACCTTCTAATTTTTCTTCTACTAACTCGTTAAAGAATTTTACTTCTTTAGCTTCGCTAGTCTTTTTTGCAGCGAAAGCAACATCAATTTGCTTCTGCATTTCATCTTTTACTACTGATACAGTAGATTTTACATCTTCGATTTGACCAGCGAATCCCTTCACATTTTCAGCCATTTCTTTGATTAAGTCTAAATTTTCCATTTTTACTTTTTAAATAAGTTATTAAATTCGTTAATTGCCTTTAAAATCTCTACATCTTTATCTTCTGATTGTTTCGGCTCAATTGTATCTTGTACGGATTGAGTGATATCCAATGCCAATAAATCTGTTTGGATTTTCTTTATTTGAATTTCCATTAAAGCAAAAGTCTCGTCAGTAAATCTGCCGTTTCTAAATGACTTTAATAGTTTTTCTAGCCTTAAGTTCAAATCCTCCTTTGTTTGTGATTTAACACTCAAAGTTGGAGTTTCTGGGTTTGCACCCCATAATACCGCAGAACCTTCATATAGTTTTAACTCTGTGATATATCTTACATCCTTTGTTTCGTTAGTACCCATATTAGATTTGATAGTACTAAAACCAATTGAATGCTGATTAATTAAACCAGCTTCATATAGTTTTAACATATCAGTTCCTTTTTGTGTATTTACAATAGGAGTGATTGCCACTAACATATCCCCTTCAACGTAAATAGCCTCTGGCTTACCAATTACATTATTCATATCGGCTTGGTGATCTACCAATGAATAAATAAGATTTTTACCAGATGGACCACGCTCCATTAATGTCTTAGTAAATGCTTCTGGCACGATAATATCTTTATCTAAATCGATATTATTCATTCTTGACCATACGGCTTTGACTCTTCTTGTGGAAGTATCAACATCCATTAAGCCATTTGCTATATCTTTTGATTGAAATTGTTTCATCTATTACAAAGTTATGTATTTTTTATTATTG